TATGAAGATGGAGTGGAGAGAAAGTGAGAAGCGTTATGTTCACACAGGCGAGCACTCAAATCAGTCTCGTTTCCTGCGAGTCGAGGTCGCCTCAGATATCGCAGCGGGTGCTGCAAATGCAGAGCTATTGCCCTTCGGCTTTGATGTCCCTTCTCATGACGCTATTGAACTTGTCAAGCCTTCCTTTTCACTAAGAGGCAATACTAAGGACGATCCAAAACTCTCATCACCTAAAGATGCCTGCTTTGGTATTACTACAGACCGACCTAATGCTGTCGGAAGATTTGATGAGTCTTATCAAGATATCGTAAGACCTATTCACGGAACAGAAGATATGCTCAGTGCTTCTTCCGTACTCTTCTCGCTTGACCTCATTAGGAAAGATGGTGTACACGCAGAATTTGCAGCAGGTTCTCTGAACGCAGGAACTTCAATTAACTCAGTAACAGGCGCAACTTACGAGTCAGTACTTCTAGAGGGATTTGACAAGTTCACAATGCCTCTTTGCGGAGGTCGAGATGGGTTGGATATCACTCAGATTGAGCCTTTTTGTGATGATGTCACATCAGGTGCAACAGCTTTATCACACTACGCTTATAACTCTATCTCAAAGGCAATCGATATCGTCGCCGACCCAGAGGTTGTTGAATGTAACTTAATGTCTATCCCAGGTGTGGCAACACCAGGTCTTACAGGCAAATTGATTTCAGTTTGTGAAAACCGTGGTGATGCTCTTGCTATTATTGATATCGAGAACGACTATAAGCCTCGTGGATGGGACACAAACTCAGAGTCAGCAAGACTTCCTAGTGTTTCTCAGGCAGTCTCTTCACTCAAGGCAAGAGGTTTAAGCTCAAGTTATGGCTGTGCTTTCTTCCCTTGGGTACAGGTAACAGACGATATTAATAACAGAAGTGTTTGGATGCCACCATCGGTTGTAGCACTCGGAACAATGGCTTCATCGGCAGCGAAATCAGAATTATGGTTCGCACCTGCTGGTTTCACACGAGGCGGTCTTACAGGCGGCGCAGGCGGGCTTCCAGTTTCACAGGTTAGGTTACGTCTCAATTCTAAGGACAGAGATGCTCTTTACGAGGCGAACATCAACCCAATCGCTCAGTTCCCAGCAGAAGGAATTGTAGTATTTGGTCAGAAGACGCTTCAGTTTACTCCTTCCGCACTTGATAGAATCAACGTTCGTCGTTTGATGATTCACGTAAAGAAAGAGATTTCAAGAATGGCAGCAACAACCTTGTTCGACCAGAATGTACAGGCTACTTGGAACAGGTTCTTGGGTAAGGCAAATCCTTTCCTTGCATCAGTTAAGTCTAGATTCGGTCTAACGGAATACAGAATTATTCTTGACGAAACGACTACGACACCTGAGTTGATTGATAGAAATATCATGTACGCTAAGGTTTTCTTGAAGCCAGCGAGAGCTATTGAGTTTATCGCAATTGATTTTACAATTACGAACTCAGGCGCTTCCTTCGAGGACTAAGAAAAGAAGAAAACTAGGCTGGGATAAAAAAGTTCCAGCCTAGTTATAACTAATAATATAGATAATTTTAAGGAGATTACTAACATGGCATTTTGGTCAGACGGCACAGGCACAGAACCTAAGAGAGCTTACAGATGGATTCTAGATGTAAACGGCATCCAAGCTTATACAATTAAGAAGGTTTCAAAGCCTTCGTTTACTATTTCAGAATCTAGTCACCAGTTTTTGAACCATACATACTATTACCCAGGTAGAGTAGAGTGGAGTACTATTTCATTCACCCTGATCGACCCAGTTAATCCAGACGCTGCATCCGCTCTTTTGGAGAAGATTATGGTGTCAGGGTATCAGCCAGCACTTAAAGATACTGATAGAGATACATTGAGCAAGGCTGGATCACTTGACGCCCTCGGCGAGCCAAAGATTATACAAATCGACGAAGGCGGAGATCCTGTTGAGACTTGGACTCTACACAACGCTTGGATTAAAGACGTCAAATTCGGCGAACTAGACTATTCATCTGACGATATGGTTGAGATTCAGGTAGAAGTAAGGTACGATTATGCAACTTGTGTAACGGTAAACGGCACATCTGACTTCTTACCAGCGAGCTAAAATAGTCCTTTACATCCTCAACTATATATTATATAATAAACCTACCACAATAACTGAAAGAAGGTGTTATGAGAAATAACGAAGATAGGCTGGGGTCCAAGAAGACCTCCGCCTCTCCTGCTGCCTCTGTAGCAGCCCAATCTGGACCTGCTCCCTTAGAGTTTGTCAGACCAACTACAATTCTTGCTTTGCCGTCTAAGGGAGAATTCTATCCTGAAGGTCACCCTCTTCACAATCAAGAGACCGTCGAGATTCGTCAAATGACGACAGCAGAAGAAGATATCCTGTCAAACCGAACGCTACTTAGGAATGGTCTTGCTTTGGATAAGTTCTTAGAAAGACTATTGATAGATGCCAAGGTCTCACCAGACCAACTATTGATAGGAGATAAGAACGCTATTATGATTCAAGCACGAATCGATGGCTATGGCAATGATTATAGTGCTCAGACAAGTTGTCCAAATTGTTCGGCTACCAATACTCACGATTTTCACCTTGAGTCTTGTCTGACCTATGTATCAACAGACGATTCAAACAGGTCACCTCAAAACGACAGAGGCAATTTTGTTGTAACTTTAGATAATGGTTGGGAGGTCGAAATTAAACCTCTGACTGGCACCGACGAAACGAAGTTAGCGAAGTCTTCTGAGAACAGAAAGAAGGCAGGTTTGGCTGAAACTGTTGTGCAAGACCAGCTTAATGCCATGATTGTTTCTGTTTCAGGGCATGAAGATAGACCAACGATTGCAAAGGCTGTCCAGCACATGAACGGAAAAGACTCTAGGCTTCTTCGTAACGCCTACAAGTCTTCAGTACCGAACGTAGAGTTGAGAAGCAACGTCGAATGTCAAGAGTGCGGAGTCACTACTGAAGTGGAGGTGCCGCTTAATGCGAACTTCTTTTGGGCTCGGACCTGAGTATCTAGAAAAGGTCTACGAAGCTTTCTTCTTTCTACAGTATCAAGGTGGTTGGAGCTTTATAGAAGCGTACAACCTTCCTGTCGGTCTCAGAAACTGGTTCGTGAAAAGACTAGCAAAGCAGCTTAAAAAAGAGAACGACGCAGTAGAGGCAATAAACAAGAAAAAGTGAAAGAGAAGAAGACCAAGCCTAGCAACTTGGTCTTTTTTTTGGTCCTATAATTATGTTGTAAGAAGGGCAAGAGGAAAGAAAATGTCTAAATTTGTAAAAAAAAGAGAGCAGTCCAAGGAAAACTTGAGGAAGCTCAAAGTCCACTTAGACAATCTCAACAAAGTCGACACACCATTATCAGAGCCTTCACCATCCATACTCTCTTTCATTTGTAAATTATTTAGATTAAGAAACTAATTACAGGAGAAACACCATATCCATGAGGTTATTAAAATGAGCGATACTAACGAAATGATACCAATCGAGATTGACCTCGGCGCAGCCCGTAAAGGTCAGATGAATGAAATTTGGCTTCAACTATTTGGTACAGCAGTTCAAAAGATTTTAGGTACGATGTTCGGTGGAGGCTCTATTCCAGTGAATATCAAGGGAAACAAGCAGGAGATTTCTGCTTTTGCAAAGACCCTTGGTCGAGAGAAAAGGTATATGAAGTCTGTCGCAAAACATGGACTCAACGACCCCAGGGTCTATAAAGATAAATTCAAGCTAAGAAAGGCTATTGCTGGCTTTGAAAGAACGACGGGTATCAAGTACCCATTCAAGGGATAAGACTGAGTAGATGAGTGAGGAGACAGAAAAGAAAAGCATAGAAACCCTACAGGAGTCTATAAGACTGGGAAAGGAGAGGCTCGCCCAAGCAGACCAGCTTAACCTCACAGAACTGGAAAGACAAAAGATTCAGCAGGAAGAGCTTCAGGCTAGAGCAAAAATCCTAAAAATAAGGTCCGAAGATCTCAACTTATCAAAACAGGAGC